CCTGTGTTGCTGGCGGCAGCGGGCGGTGCCTCTGTGAGCAGTGTAATTGCGGACGTGATGAGCCCATCGAAAGGAGGGAACATGCCTACAGCGGGTAGTTGTGCGCCAGATAATTTTTGGACCCTTTTAGGGGATCTTGTAGGTATGGGAGGTTGGTTACTCATTTTAGTGATTATAATTCCCATGATTCTAGGGTGGTTATTACCCGGCCCTCTTGAGAGAGCCAAGAAGAAAAAGAAATGAACATAGATGCTAAAAAAGTTAGGTAGGTAATGTGTTTTCCTTGAGCCACCAAGAAAAAAAGAGGATTTCTTGGTACTTGGCTCTTTTGTTTTGTTTAGTTCTGATTCATGGAGTTGGTTGAGTCGAAAGCATCCGCAATCATCAACTGCGGAGAAATTTATGACGAGAATATTGGTAATTCCTGACACCCAGGTAAAGCCGGATGTGAGGATCGACCATTTTCGTTGGATAGCGAAAGCAATCAAGGACTACAAACCCACACACGTAGTCCATCTCGGTGACCATTGGGATATGCCCAGCCTATCCCATTACTCAAGTCGTCGTGAGATTCAAAACAAAACAGTGCTTGCTGACATTCGCGCTGGCGATGACGCTATGGCCCTGTTTTGGAAATCCTTGAAAGGAATGCGGCATGATTGTGAATTCCATTTGTGTCTGGGGAATCACGAAGATCGCATTCGCAGGTATACCGACGAGAACGTGATTCTTGATCAGTTCCTCAGCGTGGACAGCCTCAATACTGACGGTTGGATCGTGCATCCGTTCAGGGAGGTTTTTGCGATTGAGGAGGTACACTTCACGCACTATTACTACAACCCATTTACCTCTCGCGCCTATGGTGGATCGGCAGAATCGATCCTCAAGAACATTGGACTTAGCGGAGTGATGGGGCATCGCCAAGGAAAGTTTGTCGCGGCGAGAGCAAAGCCAACTGGCCAAGTTGATCGAATGCTTATTTGTGGATCAGCGTACTTGCATCAAGAAGGCTACTTGGGGCCCCAAGCGCGGGAGACATGGCGCGGTATCGTAATCCTAAATGACTGTATGCAGGGGGATTACGACATGATGGAACTCTCTCTAAAGTACTTGTGTAGAAGATACGAGAAGATGGAGTTAAAGGAGTACCTTAATGAATGAAGAAGTTTTTGAAAACACAGTTGTTCTAGAGAAAGGGGATGGAATGAAAGTCGCAAAGATTCAGACAATGACCACGGGGCAGTTCCAACAGCATCTGATGTCGTCAAAGACGTTGAAAGGGAAACTGGCCGTATGCTTTAAGAAACTGTCTGAGAGCGGGATTTTCAGTGATTCATCTCCGGAAACTTTTCAATTTAGAAGCGAGATTATGGAACACCTGCCAGAGGAGTTAAGAAATGGTTGACATTAAAAAAAGTGCGGCTCCTCGCGGCGGTGGTCGCCCATTCGTGAAGAATGATCCGAGAATCAATCGTAGAGGTCGTCCAAAGGGCTCGCGGGACAAAATGTCCGACGCTCTGGTCGATGCATTCCTAGCGGATTGGATGGTTCATGGCAAAGAAAGCATCGAGCGGGTGCGTGAGAAAGATCCTTCAACCTATGTTCGGGTGGCTTTCGCCATGATGCCCAAAGAAATCAAGCAGGAAGTTGAGGTGCTGGATACGACCGACCACGCTTCGGAAATTGAGTGGGACGTGATCACCGGAAAGGTTGCGTGATTGTTGCTGAATCTGCCCAGAGCAGATTGGATCAAACCCTGCTCGACTCTGAATCCATGCGGGTGTCTATCAGTGGTGGCGGCTGTTCTGGGTTCATGGTGGGATTTGAAATGACAACTGCTTCAGGCAATGAAGATGTTTGGCTCTCTCACAATGTTCTTTCTGACAAGGCATCGTTGGCACTGCTTGTCGATGCTACGCTCGCTTGGGTAGATGATCCATTTTCCCCGAAATTTAAGGTGGTCGTGCCAAATTCAAATGAATGCGGATGCGGGGATTCATTCCAGCTTACCGCTTAAAACCCGCCAAATAATTGCCCGCCGCCCACTTCTCGTCGGCTGGCGCTCCCCACTGTCCTCTATCCATCTCCTCTTGACTCCAAGTCGAATGCACGATGACACGCTTTGATGTGAGCGTTCTAAAATGATCTCCAGCGCATCGCAGGTTAGGCCTGTCGCTGATTCTCTCAGTCGGTACACAATTTCACCCAACAAAGTCTGCGGATTGATTGAGGCATATGCCTCACGACTCGTTTCTTGCATTAGCATCTCAGTATCCGAAAACGATGACGGCTAGAACAAATGCACATGCCATGATGAAGTCCATATTTTTACCTCTCAGGATTTGAAATAATTGAAGGGCATTTACTCTCGCTAAAGAATCCACTGTTTCACCTCATCTGCGGGCTCTTTCGCCGCTTCCTCAACCCGCTCCGCGTAAAGTTCCTGCACATAGGCTTGCAACCGAGCAACCTCTTCCTTAAGAGCCGCCACAATCTGGCATTCCGGTTGAGTACTCATTTCGGAGCGCAGCCGAGACACACGGGCTTTTGGCCCGATCTTTGACCGCCTTTCGGGAAATGGGAGATATGGCGTTGATAGCCGCACTTGGCGCACCGCTTCATGTAGCCATATGCTTTCATCAAGGAGAGTGGGTGGCCAACCGCCTCAATTGCGAGAAAAAGACGGTTACTTAGCCATTTGTAAATGGAACCACCACCTTTATATATAGAGGCAAGACTTTGTACCGTGCAAATCGATTGTGATGAGATTGTGATGAGCGGGTTAACAACCACTAGCATTCTCCTACATTCAACAACACATAAGCCGATGGCGGGCCTGTGCTAAGTTAATGATTTGTAAGAGAAACAGAAATTAATGAACCCTATTTGTAATCAGCAGGTCGGTGGTTCGAATCCACTTGCGGGCTCCAAAAACTCCTTATTTCTCATACGCTTAGACAACATTTTCTACTCTTGAATTAACCATACTAAAAGTACTGTGATGGGATTGTGATGAGGGTTGTTTACCAGCGTATACAGTGAGGGCTGGTTTTTTGTCATACCAGTTAACAAGTCGTTCCGAAAGATTAATCAAGCGGTAAGTCTCGTTACCAGAATAGTGAGTGGTGATATCCCCGTTCACATGGCCCATCAAATCCTTGCGGTCTTCCAACCCAACTTCCATTGATCTCAGCCGTGTTGCGAAGGTGTGGCGAAGATCATGGATGCGAAGGTGCATATTCGGTCCTCTACAGTGCTTTAAGCCGATTTGCTCTACCGCCGTCTTCCACTTACTCGTATGAAGCCGTGAATAGCCGCTACGGGCTCCTGTGGATGGTTTTTGCACCCACGACAGCACATAGTCGGGATGGTTGCCCCGGCATCGCTCCACAACGTCCCTCGCAAGCGAATTGAGGACTACCCGATGAGAACGACCATTTTTAACGCCCCGAATGTTGTGCGGAACGTCGAAAACGGTCACACCCAAGTCTGGGATCAGCACTTCCCAATCCCATCGAAGGCCGCAGGCCACTCCTTCACGGACACCCGTGTAGAGGCATAGCCGAACCCCATCCGCCAAATCATCCGACAGCAGGCGCAATAAATCTTGCTCCTGCCCCAGCGACAACGGATGTCCCTCGGCGGGATCAGTGGGTAGCATTCTGATGAGTGGCGGAGTTCCTAACCAAGGACTCCCCGCATCATCCCGCCAAACCCTAGCCGCATCGTTCAGAATGTTCCGCATCACTTTGAGCGTGTGATTGATCGTCGAATTTTTGACGTATGGCTGACGGTCAGAAACAAAACGATTCACAGACGGATGATCACGGTGAACTTCCCGAAGCGGGACTTCTCCCAAGTACTTTGTGAGATAGTCGGTGTGCAGGACCGCATCTTTTAACTGGTGAGGCTTTCGCCCTTCCAGATATTTTATGCAGGCCTCAGTCATCGACCAACTCCCCATTACGCCATACATAAGGCGATTTTTTACTTCGTTTACCCGATAGTCGCGGACGGCTTTTGCGCGAACTTTAGAAGTTTCTCCCGAACTTTCTCGTAAGAGTTCAAACTTCTTGCCGACTGTGACTTTCTCGTAAATGTGCCAGATTGAGCCTCGTTTGTGCATATGGATGTCTCCGGTTGAGGCCCGCCATCGACAAAACTATTTTGCCCGATGACGCGCTCCAATTCCACCCTCTTGAAGAAAATTTTTCGCCCGATTTTGATTGTGTCGATTTTCGGGCGGATGTGATGTTCAAAAGTGTACCGTTTCACGCCTAGATATTTTTGGGCATCGCCCGTTGATAGGAGTACAGTCAAAACGGCATGTCCTCCTCATCAGCACCCGGCTCGTAGGCTGGTTGTGCGGCATGTCCGTTGGCCTTCTGGTAAGTGTCTTCCTTGACGGTGCCAGAAATGAACTTGCCCTTCGGGCCTTCTTTGATCCAGCCAGCGATCTCCACGTCCATTTCCGCGCCATCTGGACAAACGACCTTGCCACTGCCCGTGTAGTAGGGTGACTTTTCCGACTTCGGATTCTTATTCCGAAACATACTGAAATTTCCGGGGTTGTGTTCAAACGCCATTTAAAATCTCCTTTCTTCGTGCGCTAGGCAGGGTGTTGGAATAAATAGGTCAGCTTCATGTTTGAGGCAGTGACCGATTATTGGTCTGCCCTTATATATGTACTCTGGATGGGTCGGGACTACCGAGGGCTGTCCCGTGAAGTGATCGCACTGGCGGCACGACTTATCCGTGTAGAAGTTGGACATCAATCTCTCCGTCGTAAACTCGTTTACCGCTGAGGCGGCTTGGCTCGGTATCACTTTCAATAAACTCCCAGAATTCGGTTAGTAGGGGAAATAGCCAGTTCCAGTAATCTTCATTCCTCACGACTTCCCAGATTCGCGTTCCGTTGGGCGACCACGAACAGAAGTGGCACTTGTCCAATTGTGAGCAAGCAAGTTGGCCTTGTATTTGTGCCACGAATTGGTCACTGATGGATGTGTGTGGCTCGGACTGCCTGCACTTAATTTCCAGCAGGCCCACAGCAGGAATAACGCCATCAGGTGAAGCCCCCAAGAAATCGTGATGAGGATGAACAACGAGGCCAACGTCATCAACGAGATTCCCTGATATAACTTCGTAACGGTGCCGTGCCACAGGCTCGTACTCCGTTCCAAAAAGCATGAACTCATTTGGTTCAATAAATGCGCGCTGAGTCTTGATTCGCCATAACGCCTGACGGCTCTTATATGCACCTTTTAATCCTGCCGCCGATCCGAAGTCAGACGCTGTGAGCCGCTTGGCTCGTTCCGCGAACCATTGTTGGCTTTGCTGTTCCATGCTTCACCTTTTTCAATTTCTCAAGATCATGCGCCGCAATCTTCTCGCGATCCTTCTGCGGCAACGCTTTCCAAGTGGCCTGGAAGTTTCCATCTTTCGCACTTTTTTCTAGTTTCTCCAAAAGACCTTTGTCAGAAACGGACAGAGAATTTCCATCGTCGTCGAGAGATCGCTCGGTGGACGTAACGCCCAGTGCGCCAGCGAGTGCGTATCGTTTTCCATACGTCAAAAGCGCACCGACTTTCTGTGGATTGTCCGGTTCCGCGCATCGAATCGAGGAGATGAACTGAATGAATTCGCCTGACTTGTGGCCAATCATTGTTCTGATACGAACCTCATTAGCCGACGCTCCGCGCTCCCACATCTGCATATAGAAAAGACCTGCGGCTTTTAATGGGGCTTTGACCGCTTGCCCTATGTCGTGAATGTCGGCGTATTTCGATTTGTGAAATGGATTCACTTGGTTCTTGCCAGCCGCCTCGATCTCCCCCTGCGCGGATGCGAGTGACGAAAATATTTCGGTATTGGTCGGTGACATCGAGAAAAATTCTTGAGTCACTATCACGTCTTCTTCGGGCATCACATAGGTTTCGTTCATACGTTCCCTCTTCGGCGGTTCGCCTGTTCAGAGCGCCAAATCTCGACTTTCAAGATCGCTGTGTTTCGCTCGTTGTTCAATATTTCGTAGTCGGCTACAGCATCTTCAAAGTCCTTGCACCATTTCTGATATTTCTCGGACTGCATAGCGACGGCCTCTTTCTTCGCTACTGACCATCGCTCACCGCTTTTAATCGCGTCTTGCTCGGCTTCCAGATAGGCCAGCGATTTCATCGTCTGACGCTGATACTCCTTCGCCTTCATCGCCGCTTTGAATCCAGCAACGGTCGAATCCGTGACGGACAGCATCGTTAAAGCCTCCGCGATTTGTTCATCACCGATTAACATCGACGGCCTCCTCTTCGAAGAATTGCGCCAATTCGTATTCCTCTGTGGTCATGGCCTGCTGGCCGATGTATTTCCGCATGATGGGGCGCACTAACTCGGCGACTTCGTCATGGTGTTCCCAGATGGCCGCACTCAGAAACCGCCGATCTAAAAGTTCCGCAGGGTTCCGTTTAGGAACTCCATCAAAGTCCGTTCCAGATATCTCATCAACCATA